GTTTTACTGCTGTTACTACTAGCACAACCCCCATAGACGGCAGTAACGGCATTGAAGCTATTAAAGAATACATTAACCCTACAGGTGCTAACGTTATTCTTTCCGCAGGTAACAATAAGATATTTACAGGCACTACTACACTTGCTGATGCAACCCCAGCGGCTTACACGATTACAGCTAATAACTGGAAGATGGTAAACTTTAACGACCATCTGTATATGTTTCAATTAGGTTATGAACCTTTAGTTTACTCCGCCCATGCTGGAGTTGTAGAAACAATGTCTGCACACGCACATTCTACAGGCACGCCACCAGAAGGCAATGAAGTCTTAGCAGCCTTTGGCAGACTCTGGGTAGCTGATTTTTCAACGGATAAGTCTACTATTTATTGGTCTGATTTATTAAACGGCTCAGGCTGGTCTGGAGGTTCTACTGGCTCCATTGACATTTCTAAAGTATGGCCTAATGGTCTTGACGAAATTGTAGCTTTAGCAGCTCACAACGGTTTTTTAATAATCTTTGGTAAAAACTCCATTGTTGTTTATCAAGGAGCTAGTGACCCTACTACAATGTCTTTGACTGACACTATAGCCAACGTAGGTTGTATAGGTAGAGACACCGTACAGCCCACAGGTACTGACTTAATCTTTATGTCCAGTGAGGGTTTACGCAGCTTTGGTAGGACTATTCAAGAAAAGTCAATGCCCGTTAGGGACATTAGTAAGAATGTTCGTAGTGATTTATTAAATATCAATAATTTACAGCTTAATAGTCCCTTACGCTCTATATACAGCCCAGAGGAAGCATTCTACTTACTGTCCTTTAGTGACTCTAAGTACACCTACTGCTTTGATATGAGGACTGCTCTGGAGGACGGAGCGCATAGGGTCACTACTTGGTCAGACACAACCCTAAGAGCTCTTGAGAGAACTCAGGACGGCTTGTTGTACGTAGGGAATACCAACGGTATTGCTACTTACAGTAACTACCAAGACTATGGTTTGTCCTACGAGATGACCTATTTTAGCAATCCACTTTCCTTTGGGGATAGTTCAAGACTTAAAATACTCAAAGAAATTATTATTACGTTTATTGGTGGTGAGGGAGCACAGGCAGTTGTAAACTGGGGCTATGATTATAATCAAGCCTACGCTAAACAGCTTGTTGACATTACTAGCGGTAATGTTTCTTACTATAACGAAAGTGAATATAATGTGTCTACTTCACAGTACAGTGCTACAATTATTATTGACAAAGTTAAGACTAAAACAACGGGTTCAGGAACGGTAGTAACTATAGGTGTGGATGCTACTATTAATCAAGATGCGTTATCTTTGCAAGAACTTAATATTCAAGCTTTAATAGGTAGGATGATCTAATGAGCAATTATACAAAAACTACAAACTTTACAGCCAAAGATAATCTTCCTACGGGCAACCCTGCGAAGATTATTAAGGGTACTGACTTTGATATTGAGTTTGATGCGCTGGTTACAGCCGTTAACTCAAAAGCTAACTCAGAAAGTCCAACATTTACAGGGACAGTTACGATACCAACGCTTAATGTAAGCGGTACGTTGACTGCTGATATAATTACTGGAGGTACTTACTAATGGCTCTTATTGATGATCTGTTAGGATTGGGTTTTGACATAAGTCAGTATAAAAACCTTTCCGACGAACTTAAAGGTTTTGGAAGTACTGCTCAAACAGGTATGCAAACTATAGGTAATACCGCTGCTTCTGAAATGGCGTTTAAACCTTTTACAGTAACTTCTGGTCTTGGGGCAACAACTACTACTGCCGATGGCGGTACTACATTAACTTTATCTCCAGAGCAACAAGCTTTAGCCACAGGTTTAGAAACAGGCGCTACGGGCTTAATGCCTCAGGCTACTACAAGAACTGGAACCTACGATCCTTTTGCAGCTTCAGCTTTAACTGGAGCAACTACTGCGTTAGGTGGTGTAAACCAACAAGACTTATCAATGGCTCTACAGCGAGCTGGCGTAGGCAATCTTTTTAGTCAACAATTAATGGGCATGGGTGCTCCTACGGGTTTAGAAGGTCTTACACAACAAGCTTTGGCAGGGGGACAACAACGTATTGCAGGAGCTGGGCCTTCTTCAGAGCTTAATCAACTAGCTCAGTTATTTGGTGGTAATGTTTCTCAACTTTTACAGCAACAGCCTTCACAGCAAATAGGCCAATTAGGCTCTCAAGCTTTAGCTTTAGGTCAACAAGGCTTAGGAGGCGCTGCACCAGCAGACATAGAAGCTTTACGGTCACAGTACGCAGGTCTTGCAGGACAAGCTGCTGGTGGCTTAATGCAGCCAAGAGGGGACAGAGAGCAGGAAGTTTATGAAAGAATTAGAGCCGCACAGTCTCCTGAGGAAGAAAGACAAAGACTTTCCCTTGAGAATCGTTTGGCTTCTCAAGGTCGTTTAGGTGTTTCCACTGCACAGTTTGGAGGCACACCCGAGCAGCTTGCTCTGGCTAAAGCACAGTCAGAATCTCAGAATCAAGCAGCCTTAATGGCTATGCAGCAAGCGGGTACGGAAGAGCAGCAAGCACTGCAAAGAGCTTTAAGTCTTTCAGGTCAAACAGGGCAGCTTGCGGGTACTTCTTCACAGCTGCAATCAGCAGCTCAGAACAGAGCCTCAGAGTTGTCTCAGTTAGGCTTATCAGCAGAGCAGATTGAGTCTCGTTTACAGAGTGAAGGTTTAGGTAGAGCTGGTCAGGCCGCTGGTTTATCCAGTCAGTTTAGACAGGCTTCCTCTGGATTAGAGTCAGAAGCTTTACAGCGAGGCTTGGGGTTAAGTCAGTTAGGTATGTCTGGTACACAGGCAGGGGCTGGCTTAGAAGCTCAAAGACTACAGCAACTATTAGGCTTGCAACAAGCAGACATAGGGTCTGCTGGAGCACAGCAACAGCTACAACAGGGTCAATTAGGTCTTGCTGGGGGTATGTTTGATATATCCAGAGGAGCTGCTGGCTTACCTTCACAGCTACAAGCAGGCGACATTGCTAACTTACAAGCGTTGATGCAGTCAGGTTACGCTCCAGAAGCTCAGATGTTGAATCAATTGCAAGTTGGTACTAATATAGCCTCTCTTGCTGATGTAGCGCGTAGACAAGCCGCTATGGAGAAAGCAGAATCTTACGCTTCTGGTCTTAGCTCTAACTTAGAAGCTCAAAGACTTAGATCAGACTTGCTACGTGAAGTTATAGGATCTGCTGGTGGTATTATAGGTGGAGGTGTAAGTGGCGGTGGTTTGTTTAGTGGTCTATTAAGTAAACTAGGCGATTCTGGTGGAGATTGGGTTGAAGACTTATTAGGAGGCTTTGGAGTTTAAAATGGCTAAATTATCAGAAGGTTTATTTCAAAACATTAGAGGTTTTGGCAGACAAGACCCAACGCAACCTGCTCGTCAGTTTGCTCAAGCTTCTCCGTACAAGCAAATGGGAACCACAGACCCCCTAGCTCGTCGTGTGGGCAGTTTGTTTGGCAACTTAGGGGTAGACACAAGCTATATGCAGACGGGTGAGGAACGTGCTGGGGCAGCTATGGCTGAAGCTGGTAAGGGACAGTTTGCGTCTCCTGAGGGTCGCATGATTGCTATGTTGGAAGCTCAACTTCCTACGCTTAGACCTCAGGCTCAGATGGAGGCTGTTGAAAAGATTAGACAGCTTAGAGTTATTGAGCAAGCTAGGGCTGAAAAAGAAAGGCAAAAACGAGAAGAAGCTTTAATTCTGGCTGCTTCTGCGGAAGCTGCACAAAGAACTAATATTGATCTTGCTAGTGCTATCAAAGAAACTTATCCTAACGTAGCTTCTGCTCTTTTAAGAGGAGATTCTGACGCTAAAGACTTTGCTTTTAAAGTTTTAGAAAACAAAATAGAAAAAAAAGATGTTGATAAGGCCGCTTATCAATTTGGAGCCGCTATTGACAGAGCTGAGGATAAAAACGGAAACCAGTATTTCTTAAAAACAAAACAAAATCCAAATACAGGATCAATAGATGTTGTTTACACTCCTATAGGAAGTGCTCCAAAATATAACGCTAATGAACAAGGAGATTTAAAATTTATTTCTCGTCTTGGAGAAACTGTAGATGAAAGAACACAAAGAGAAATAGAAAAAAAAGATCAAATGAAATGGCTTGAGCAAAGAGGCGATATTTTACTAGAAACAACAAAGGCTCCCGAAGTTATTGCAAAAGCTGAAAGAGCTATAGAAGCCCTAGAAAACATAAGTACCAGCGGTTTTGATGCGTCTTTAAAAACTGTTACTGATTTTGTCGGGGTAACTGAACCAGATGTGGGTGTTTTTAATGCTTCAGTTTCTGATTTTATATTAAATGATTTAAGCAAGTTAGGTGCAAATCCCACAGAAGGAGAAAGAACTTTTTTAGTGCAAGCGGCTGCTAGTTTAGGCACTTCTAAAGAAGTTAACACGGCTTTACTCAGAAGAGTTAAGAATACCTTTACAGATATTGTTGGGAGAGGAAAATGGCTTACAGAAAATCCTAAAGCTACGCGAGATGAATACGCAAATTGGATACTATCCCCTACAAAAGAAACTATTCTTGATTATGATAGTTCAGGTAGAAGAATCAACTAGGAACTTTTATGGAAAATAATAATCAAATTATTGCTCGTTTAGCGGACGGAAACAAATTAAGATTTCCTGAAGGGACTTCACAAGAAGTGGTTGATAAGGCAGTTCAACAGTATATTATTAGTCAAAATGCTTCTAAAACAAAAACTCCCTTAGATCTACCGTGGTATGAAGACGCCTTAGAATGGACTAAGAAAAACATGGAGCTTCCAATGGGTATGGGAGGTTCGTTAGGAGGTGCTGTTGTAGGGACTTTACTTGGCGGCCCTGTAGGTACTGTAGTTGGTGGTATTGCTGGAGGAGCTTTAGGTTCTGGAGCTGGTTCTATAACTTCTGATGTTTTAGAAGATGTCCCTATTGTTTATGCTGATGCTTTAAAAGAAGCGGCAATTTCAGCAGGAATAGATATAGTAACATTAGGTGTTGGAAGTAAAATAAAAGCTTTTATAAAAGGTAGAGAAGCTTTAGGAGTATCTCCTGAAGAGACTGCAAAACAATTAATACAGAAAGCTCAAGAAGGTATGCCTACTGGTTCTAAAGACTCTTTAAGAGCTACTCAACGATTGCTCCAAGAAGGAGGGGCAACTTTGCTCCCTTCTCAAACAAAACAAGCAACAGCTCTTCAAAGATTTTCTGAATCTATTGCTGAAATAGGTGTTTTATCTGGTTCTACTCTTGCAGAAAATACTAAGAAAGTTAATTCTGTCATAGAAGATAATCTTAATAATATTATAGAAAGAAGTTCAGTAGGTGCTCTTGATTCAGCGGCTTTAGGTGAAGAATTAAACTCTGTTATAACTGCTGGTAGACAAGCAATGGTATCTTCTTACGGAAACTCTTTAGATCAGATTATACCTTCAATAAAAAAAGGCAGCGTTTCTACTAAACCACTCAAGAATAGAATCAAAGCGTTTAGAAAAACATACGTTACTAGAGAAATCATAGACGGTAAAGCTGTTGAAGCGGTTAACAATTTAAGCCCTCAAACAGCTTCTTTTATGGGAGAGCTAAATCAAATTTTTAAGATTCCTGTATTAAGCGGAGATTCTTTAATAGCTTTAGATAAAAGAGTTACTCAAAAAGTAACAGATATTGCTGAAGGTTTGGGAAAAGGAGAATCAGGAGTAGCTACCTCAGATTTTAGACAGCTTACAAAGCTATCTGAAACACTAAAAGAAGGTATACAGAGAGCTATAGCAAATATTGACCCTAAAGCTGCTGATGATTATCAGGAATTAAAAAAAGCTTACAGCGAAAATATGAGCGGACTTCTCCCAACTATTAATGCCAGTACTCTTAAGGGGATAGCATCAGGTAAAAAAGGTACGGAAGTTTTAGGAAAAATGTTAGTAACTGCTAACTCTCCTGAAAAAATTGAAGCTTTCATGAAAAGTATTGACACTGCTTATGCAAAAATAGGTAAAGAATCTGCTCAGGAATTGACTTTTAAAACAGCTGAGGAAGCCAAGCAAGCTATTAGGTCTTCTTTTTTAGAAAAAATATTTAATCTAACAGCATCAGAAGGTGACGATTTTTCTAAGTACGCTAAAAAGGTAGGCAAGTGGGGATCAAAAGACGGTAAAAGATCTTTAACTGCTGTCTTTGGTAAAGATACTCCAAGAGTTCAACAGATATTTAACATGCTGTCAGAAACAAGTACTAAAACAGATTCTAATTTTTTAGGTTTGTCTATTAGGGGCAAGGAAGTAGGAGCTGCTGGCTCTGTAATTGCTGCTGGTTTTACTGGAGCATTGGGGGCTGTTGGTATATTAGGATTACCTGTTGTTTTAGCAAGAGCGGCTACTAACCCAAAGACTACAAATAAACTATTAGCTTTTGAGAAAAAGAAGTTTTCTTCGGAAGACGCCAAACAAGCAGCAGCAGCCATTGTCTTGTCAGATATTCTTGATATTGTACCTGATGATGAAAAAGAAGATTTTAAATTAAAAATACAGTTAGAAGAATAGTAGTAAACAAAAGGGGGCATTGCGCCCCCTAAGTTTATATCTCGCAGACTCCAGCTACACAAGCTAAGGTTTGCGCCCCTTCGGTATTATCACTGGACTCCTCAATATCCCATTGCATCCCCTTAGGCATCTCTTTAGACAGCTTCTGATATGTTTCTTTATCTATCTTTTGATAAGGAGCTTGCTTGTATACGTGCTCGGCTTCAGGGAGGAAGCTGATTCCACTAACGCTATCAAAGTTCTCCCAGATCCACTGACAGACAGCAAAGAAATTGTCGTCGTTGTAGTAGCAAGTCATGGAGGGCTTATGTTCACACCAATGGTCTTGGTAGGTCTTCCAGAGCCTTAGCTGTTCCATAGCGCCCATGCTTTCCACAGTCACAGCCTTGCTAGGAGCCTTCTGAGGGAACGAGAATACCCAATTAGAGTTATTCATTACGTCCTCTTCATGAGGAAAACCTCTGTCAATCATAGCGGTAGCCAGAGGATCCTTCTTGTCAGCCCTAACAGTACGAACGTAGTAGTCACTAAAGCGTGGATGAATACCACTGGCGCTGTCAGTCAACTGTGAGACAGTACCAGAGGGCTTGACGCACGTAATGGCTACTGACTGGTTGATACCCAGAGCTGAGGCCCACTGTCGGTTAGTCTCAACAGCTACAGTCCTCAGGTTGTCCAGAAGCTTACCCAAAGCCTCCTCACCTGTAGAACCATTTGTCAGCTTACAGTCCATGATGCCCGTCATTGAGACACCCAGCAAAGCCTCTTCCTCAGTGTTACGCTTCCAGATGTTCCGTAGGTATCGGAAGTCCGTAAGGGTAGCCTGTAGAGTCCCTAAGATGGTCGCTAGGCGTACCTTCTCTTTTAGGGTCTGCAATGTATCGTCTGTACGTACAATCACCTCAGAGAGATTACAGAACTGATAGGGGCGTAGGATGATCTCAGAGCAGGGGTTAGTCCCAAACTTGTATGTCGCATCCCTGCGCTCGTTACGTGCCGCTACATTCTGTGCTGCAATG